GACGCGCACGACGTGATCGAGCTGGTGCGCGCCGTTCAGGAGCTGAAAGGACAGCCCGTTCGTTTGATTATTGGCGACACATTGGCGCGCATGAGCGCAGGCGCAAACGAAAACAGCGGCGAGGATATGGGGCCGGTCATGGCGCGCTTCGACCAGGTTGCCGCCGCAACAGGCGCCGCCGTCATGATTATCCACCATACCGGCAAGGACGCCGCTCGAGGCGCTCGTGGCTGGTCTGGTATCCGCGCGCACATTGATACCGAGCTTGAGATTGTCGAGAAAGACGGCGCCCGATCCGTCACCATCACGAAGCAGCGAGAGCTGCCGAGCAAGGGCGACGTGATCTATTTCAAGCTCGAAGTAATCGAGATGGGAACGACTAAATTCGGGTCGCCGGCGACGACGTGCGTGGCGGTAAACGATGACGATGCGGAGGACAAAGCGCCGCATAAGAAGCCGTCAAAGTATGACGAAAGCTTGCGCACAATGGAGCGCGCTTGGCTGGAAACAGGGGCGGAACAGAGGAACGGTTTCCCCTATCTGACGAGATCAGGGTTGCGTGAAATTTTGATAAGCGATGGGACTTCAGAGCGCACTGCCAGGAACAAAACAGAGCCATCGAGGCAGGACGGATACATTGCGCCGTTGCTGAATGCGGGCGTGATTCAGGCGTTTGAGCATGGCTGGCTGTTCGTTAACGAGACGCAGATAAACGCAATGATGTTGCGAAGATCGTCAAAAAATGTGTCCCCCTGATTCCCCTGATCCCCCTAGGGGGCACTGGGGGATTCGGGGCAAAATAGCGGATAAATCCCCCGCCCCTCCCCTACACACTATGTGTAGGGGGAGTAGGGGGACCGATATGCGGGGGATTTGGGGAGAGGGGAGTATAATTTATGCGAGATATAGGCAAGAATTTGAAACGTGGCGATTCGGCGGGAAAAGAGAGGTGAATTTTGACGCGGCGTAAAACGGATGAGGGGAGCAAAGACCCCAACTCCCGCCAGGTCGGCGGGGATCATTACGCTAAGATGGCGATTCAGCCGTGGGATGCGATGCAGGCATGGATGAGCCGCGAGGCGTTCGCGGGTTTCTTGCTGGGCTCTGCGATAGCATACTTGGCGCGCGTTCAGACGGACGGCGTGCCTGGCAAAGGCGGTCGGGTGGATGTTGAGAAAGCGCGACACTATCTTGATAAACTGGTCGAGGTGATGGACGATGGTTCCTGTGGCTGACGAGGTAAAAAAAACCAAGCGCAAACCGACAGGCGCAGCGGCTATGGGCGCAGGGCCAGGCAGGCCGAAGGGCGTGCCGAATAAGCTGACGCAGACTATCAAACAGAGCATAGAGATTGCGTTTCACGGCGTCGGCGGGGCGGAATACCTGATGCAACAGGCGCGCGAGAACCCGCAGGCGTTTATGACGCTGCTCGGCAAGATCATTCCCGCGCAGGTGCAGGCAGAGCTGACAGGCAAGGACGGCGGCCCGCTGGCGATTCAGAAGATCGAGCGCGTGATTAAGCGTTGAGCACGCTCCAGATCCAAACCCCCGAATGGGGCCTCCCGTTCCTGCAACCGTCACGCTACAAGGGCGCGCATGGCGGTCGAGGCTCTGGCAAGTCGCACTTCTTCGCCGAGATGGTCGTCGAGGCGCATCTGATGGACCAGCGGCGGCGCACGGTCTGCGTGCGTGAGGTGCAGAAGAGCCTGGCGCAGTCGGTCAAGCGCCTGCTCGAGCTGAAGATTGAGCAGATGGGCGCGGGCGCTTACTTCGAGGTTCAGGAGTCGGTCATCAAGTCGAAGCATGGTGACGGCTTGATCATCTTCCAGGGGATGCAGAACCATACGGCGGACAGCATCAAGTCGCTTGAGGGCTACGATTGCGCGTGGGTTGAGGAGGCGCAGAGCCTAAGCCAGCGCAGTCTCGACCTCCTGCGCCCGACGATGCGAAAGGGCGGGTCCGAGCTTTGGTTTACCTGGAACCCGAACCAGGCGAGTGATCCGGTCGATGCGCTGCTCCGCGGTGAGGTTCCTCCGCCCGACTCGATCATCCGGGAGGTTAACTACACGGACAACCCGTGGTTCCCGGATGAGCTGAAGGCCGAGATGGAATACGACCGCTCCCGCGACCCCGAGAAGTACAGCCACGTCTGGATGGGGTCGTATCTGACCAACAGCGAGGCGCGCGTGTTCCGCAACTGGCGCATCGAGGAGTTCGAGGCCCCGCCAGACGCTATACACCGGCTTGGAGCGGACTGGGGCTTCGCAGTCGACCCTACGGTGCTGGTGCGCGCTCACATCGCTGGGAGGACGTTGTACGTCGACTACGAGGCATACATGGTTGGCTGCGAGATTACGTCGACGCCCGATCTGTTTATGACGGTGCCGGACGCCGAGCGCTGGCCGATCATCGCGGACTCGGCGCGTCCCGAGACCATCAGCCACATGCGGCGGCACGGATTCCCGAAGATCCTGCCCGCGGTGAAGGGGCCGAAGTCGGTTGAGGAAGGCATCGAGTGGTTGAAGAGCTTCGACATCGTCGTGCATCCGCGCTGCCAGCATCTGATCGACGAGCTGTCGCTCTACAGCTACAAGACGGACCCGTTGACAGGGATGGTCTTACCTGCTCTCGCTGACCGCGACAATCACTGCATTGATGCGTTACGATATGCGCTCGAGGGCGTGCGCCGGGCGAAGGTCTCAGCTACGCCCGCCGTGGTGACGCCGATTCCGATAGCCAACCGATGGTGACCGAATGGTCCGAATGACAAAGAGCGAGCGTCTCGACAAGCTCCATCAAGAGGCGATGTCGCAGTTTGACGACATCCAGTCGGCTCTGCGGGACGAGCGGCTGCAATGCTTGCAGGATCGGCGCTTCTACAGCATCAGCGGGGCGCAGTGGGAGGGCCCGCTCGGCTACCAGTTCGAGAACAAGCCGCGCTTTGAGGTCAACAAGGTCCATCTCGCGGTTATCCGCATCATCAACGAGTATCGCAACAGCCGCGTCACCGTCGACTTTGTTGCCAAGGACGGCGCGATCAACGATCGCCTCGCCGATACGTGCGACATGCTGTTCCGTGCGGACGAGCAGGATAGCGTCGCAACCGAGGCTTACGACAACGCCTTCGAGGAGGCGGTCGGCGGTGGCTTCGGCGCCTGGCGGCTGCGGACGTGCTACGAGGACGAGTACGACCCCGAGAACGAGCACCAGCGCATTATGATCGAGCCGATCTATGACGCTGATTCGTCTGTTTTCTTCGACCTCGACTCAAAGCGCCAGGATAAGGCGGACGCGAAACACTGCTTTGTCGTGTCATCCATGACACGCAAGGCGTACAAGGCGCAGTACGGCGACAGCCCGTCCGACTGGCCGAAGGAGATCCAGCAGACGGAGTTCGATTGGGATACGCCCGATGTGGTGTATGTCGCCGAATACTACGTCGTCGAGGAAGTGTCCGAGCTGCTGCGCATGTGGCGTGACATCGGCGGCAACGAGGAGCGCTACACGCAGGCGGACTTCGACGCGGACGAGGAGCTCGAGGCGACGCTGCTCGCCATTGGCTCGACCGAGGTACGTCAGCGGCGCATCAAGAAGCGGCGCGTGCATAAGTACATCCTCTCGGGCGGCCGCGTGCTCGAGGACTGCGGCTACATCGCAGGGACGTGCATTCCGATCGTGCCGGTCTTCGGCAAGCGCTGGTTCGTCGATAACGTCGAGCGTTGCATGGGCCACGTGCGCCTGGCGAAGGACGCGCAGCGGCTCAAGAACATGCAGCTCTCGAAGCTCGGCGAGATCTCGGCGCTCTCAAGCGTCGAGAAGCCGATCATGGTGCCGGAGCAGGTTGCGGGGCATCAGATCCAGTGGGCGGAGGATAACCTCAAGAATTATCCTTACCTGCTCATCAACCCGATCACGACGCCAGATGGCAGCCAGCAGGCAGTCGGTCCCGTCGCTTATACCCGTAGTCCGGCAATCCCGCCCGCCATGGCCGCGCTCTTGCAGCTCACCGAAGTGGACATGCAGGACATCCTTGGCAACCAGGG